TCACCTGCAACGTGTCCAGCGCCTCACAGTCAAGTTCACGGAACTCCTTGCCGGCAATACGGCTGTCCCGGCAGAAAGTATTCACCTTGTCCCAGTCTGCCGTATCGATGCCCTGCAGCTGCATCTGGTGAAGCACCGCCGAACGTTTCTGACGGAGAATCTTCCGGAGCTCCTCACGGTAAGTGGGCGGCACCAGCTTGCGCATCCCGGCCACGGCAGCGCTGTATTCCTTCAGCGTCATCTCGCGCAGGCTCGTGGTGCGGCCGTCCGTGTACTGGGAAACGATGCTTTCCTTCAGTGCGTCACGGTCCGATGTCGGAAGGCGGTTCAAAAGGCTGTAAAACGCCGAGTAATTCTCGGGTTTGTCTAACCGCTTGCGGCTGTTGATATCTATCTGCATGGCTATGTTGTTCTTTTATAGAGACTATCAATTTCTTTTATAATTTTCTTTATCCTAATAGCACATAAGTAATCAAGAAGGTGTTCCTTTTCATCTTTTGTGCACTTATATCGGGTAAAAAGTTCAAATATGCTCATTACTATCTTGTTATTCATTAATTGGATGATCATTAGTATTTCCAGTAATCCATTCAATAGCCTCTTTAATCCCTTGCTCGTAGGTCATACCGGGATAATTGGAACCTCCTGTTTCTTCGGCATCAGCACACTGGTTAAGCAAATCCCAAATTTCTTGATCACTTCTTACTATATTCATTTTTTACTTGTTTTGAGTCAAACCACTAACTTCAATTTATATCCCATATTGCCTGTTCTTTCATCTTTAGCAATCAGTTTTCCATATAGTTCATCCATGATTATATAGAATATAACCTTTGGTAAATCTCGCTTTAAATAGGCTTTATAAGATTCAAACAGTATGTGTTTCGGAGTTACTTCCTCACATTCCTCAAAGCATTCAGCCAGAGGTTTATAATCAAAGAATCCATGTTCGTTAGGATTCGTCATAAGTTGTTTATAGGCATCAACGGCCTGTGGCGTTAGAATCATTTCTAAATTATTACGAATTAATCACTTCAACTGATACCACGCTGTCCTTGCGGGTATTGATCGCCATAATGTATCTGTTGCCTTTTTGGCCTTTCTCGTAAAGATAGGCCCAGTTCCCGTCCGTCTCCACATAACCGTGGTGATCGACGGGAAGGCCGAAACCGTTCACGATCTGAACACGGACCTTCAGACCCTCGAATTTCTTGAATATGTTGCTCATAATGCTATTGTAACTACAGGTTTCTCAAGTTCCCTCAGACGGGCCTCCGGGACATCCTTCAGGATGGCGGCGGCCAGCTGCGAATCCCGCGTCTCGACAATCGCCCAGCCCTCCGTCTTCGTGGAGGAACTGATTAGCATCTGACGACGCGGCTCAAAACACGTCCAGTTCAGAAGGACGCTGCTCAGTCTCTCTATCGGAAGGCCAAGCTGGTGCAAATTCTCACTCGTGTTCATGCCCGTACTTGCCCGTGATGAATCCGCCCCTCATGTAAACACCTTGGCCGTAAAGGCCCTGACCGGTAAAAGCTCCGGATACCCTATCCGAACGCTTCTGTCTTTTTCCTGTTTTCCTTTTCATTCCGCTATTGATTTTATGGTTATCTTTCATCAGTTCATGTTCAAATTTCCACAAGATGGGACAACATTGATATCCACCTTTCTCTCCTGGACCTGCATCAGCGCCATGAACAGCAACATGCAGACACGTTTTGTTAGCCTTGACGGCTCCGGATATGGAACCCATAACATGCTCACCCTTGCCGGTCACGATTAAACTAGTAACCTGCTCAAGCCCGTCCGGATGCTCCTCACTGGCCGTAACGCTCATAAAAGCGCTAAGGTCGTTCTCCTTACAAAAGTTCTCCACGTACCGGCAGAGTTCCATTACTGCCGCTTTCTGTTTCTCTGTAATCATTTTAGTAAAATTTTAATCATTAATAATTATATGTTATTTCTCAAGAATAAGTCGCACTCAAGAACTTTGACACCACCGTAAAATGTCACTTTGGACATATCAGTGATACCAAAATATTCTTTATCCGCGAAAATCATATTTTTCACACCGGACTTCATTTGCCGGACAACGTCCTTAGCTCTTTTAGCGGTCCAGTTATGGGCGGTAAAACCAGCCTTGAACTGGTAGGTGGTCGTTATGGCACCGTTCTGGATTCTGGTGGAAACGGTAACGGTACCTACACAATTTTCTATTACTTTCTTCTTTCCCATGATGATTATTTATTTGTTGGTTTCCAATCCACTGTTATAATCGCATCCAGTTCACCGCTGCCTTCACAGACCGGGCAGGGCACCTGCACGTCCTCACGGCTGCCTTCTTCCGTTCCCCAGAACCAGCCGTTACCCTTGCAGTAACCGCACTTGTGACCGGTACTGACGAAGTTCTCACGGTTAGGCCCCTTACACATATAGGCGGGAGGACAAATCTCCAGCTGTTTCTCGATCTTACTCATTGCGTTGTCTTTTTAATTATATTATTTACTGCCATTCTCCAAAGCCCCCAGTTCCCAAATCACGTATTTGCCGGTGGAACCGCGGTACCGCCCTTTGCTGTACGCCACATAGCCCTCTACCCATATCTTCAGGTCGGCATCGTACATCACGCTCGTGGCCGCGTCACCCTTCGGGTTCTTGCCACGCGCGTGGCTGATGATGATGAACAGCTTGTCCGGGAACTCCTCCTTCAACTGGATATAGTCACCGTAGGTCATACGCGTGTACTGGAAGCTGTCGATCACTACAATGTTGTAGCTCTTGTGACGGCGAAGGCGTTCCTTCAACGCGGGGACGTCCTCCTTGATGAAGGCCAGATGACGGCTCACACCCGCCATACCGAAACGCCTCAGGTTGTTCTGGACTGTCAGGCGCGTGCCCTCCTCCAAAGAATCAATGGCGATACGGTCATACTTGCACAGTTCCTTGCACAACTGCATCACGAAAGAGGTCTTCCCGTTCCCGCTGTTGCCCCAGATGAACCATACTCCGGTACGTTCCGGGGTGTCGAAGGCCTCCTTCCACTTCCCTTCGAAAGGGAACACCTCATACTTCTTGCTGAGGATATCCTTCACACTCAATGCACGCTTCATGGTCAGAAAATTTTGAGTTGCCGGATATCGTCAATCCTTTCCCGGACCGCCCGCTGTATCGCGCCATGAGGCTCCTCCAGCCAAGAGAGGATCCAGCCCAATCCCCACAGAAGAGCGTTGTCACGGGTGGCGAACTGCCCCCACTTGCGCCCTGGATAGAAACCGCTGCCGGAGCCGTGCGCATTCATGTGTACGCCACAGACCCACCAGCCGTCCTGCTGCCCGACAAAAACATCCACATAATCGCGACCGTCACGGTAAACGGGCACCGTCTCGTACTCCGTCAAGACCGGATAATCGCTCCAAGGCTCGGGAAGCTGCCCGCGCCCGTCAATCTTCAGATATTCAAAAGGATTCTTCATACTATTAAAATTACGTTTGAACGGTATTTGAACGGGGTTATTCCCCCGCCATGCGTTTCACCTTGTGAATGGACTTCTTCACACGTCGGAGGTCGAAATCGCAGGCGGCGGCTTCCTTCATCACCGTGTCGATATCCTTCCGGTCCGTCACACCGTTGGCGGAACAAATCGCGTACACGTCACCCGCCTCGGTGGGCTCAAGGACGTAGAACTTGCGACCGATACGGCTGTAGAACTCCTTGTAGCCGGGTTTCTGGTACCGTAGGCCGTTGTTGATGCGCTTGGCGATGTAGTCGGTACTCAAGAACACGACACCGCATTTCTCCTCCAGTTTGTTGTACAGGCTGATGAAGTAGTGGAACACCGGTTCGGTCAGCTTGTCCGCCTCGTCGAACACCAGCAGGGGCGCGTCCATCTGGATGATGTCATCCAATATAAGTCCCCACACCTCACGGATATTATACCCTTCGGTCCGGATTCCGACCGTACGGGCGATCTCGCGGACAAAGTCGCCCTTCTTCATGTCCTCCGAGCAGAGGATGTAGAAAACCTCCCTGTGCTCCTGAAGGTAAACACGGGCGGTGGTGCTCTTGCCGCAGCCGGCCTCACCAGTCACCCAGGTGACGTTGCGCCAACGCTGTGCGTCGGAAAGCACGACCGTGATCTCCTGGTAGGCACCCGTATCCACGATCTGCCAGCCCGTGGTGTCCATGCCACCCACCTGCGAGGCGACATTGCGGAACATCTCGTCGCTGATGTTCTCGTAACGGCCGTTCAGGATGTTGCTCACGGTACCCACGCTGACACCCTTCAGGCTGCCCGCGGCCTTCGTCTGGCTCGGGTACTTCGCCACGTAAGCGCGGAGGCGCTCGCTGACGGCGTTCTTCTCTTTCATTGTAATTTCCATAATCAATAATTTTTATCTTGTTATAAATCTGTTCCTTATAATTTCCCGACCACCTTGCGGATGCTGACCTCCTTCCGGTCAAGCTGGTCCCAGCTTATATTGCTGATCACCTTGGTGGAACGCCCCAGAGCAATTTCTTCCGGAGGCTGGCTGTACTTCCTTGTACGACGGTCTATCTGCCGCTGTACCTCGGCCGTGATACCTTTCAGTCTCGGAGTGTTCAGACCGTGCTGTTCAGGGGCCACTCCGTGCTCGTACTCTATTTCCTTGGCGACCACCTGACGTTCCACGCGGTCCTGTACATTGGCCTCCTGTTCCCAGCGGATGAAGGCGGCCTCGCCTTCCCCCTGATCCTGGATGGCACGGTGGATGACCATGTAGGGCTCGGCGACACGCTCAAAGCGGAACTCTCCGCCCTTGTCCTTCCAGTACAGCCGGACGCTGCCGAAATCATACGGGTCATACTTGACATAGAACTGCTTGTAGGTATTCCGGCGGCGCCATTCATGATCCGGAACGCCCGGGGAGGAATAGACCTCATAAGTACGGGGCTTGCCGCCGATCGTGACCTCAATGCCGGAAGAAGTGAACGTGCTCGGGCGGGAGGTCATCACCCAGAAAATATCCACCATGTCACGTGCCGTCACCGCTTCCGTCTCCTCGTTCACGCTGGTGTTGTACATTTCGATCCGGGAAATGCCGGTGGCCGGATGCTTCATCTCGTTCCACTCCCGGCGTGCCTCGACATATTTTGCCTTCAGTTCGGCAAGGGTATAAAGTTTGTCCTTGTTAGCCTCGATGAACTCAAGGTTCGGGCGGCTGGATGCCTTCTTGGTGGTGATGTTCTGCCCGGTAAACCGCCAGTCCTTATGCAGAACCTGGCTCTGGAAACGGCCGAAAGCCGACTCGATAGTTTTCGACTGGCCGCTGTAGGGAGCAGTCGGACGGTGGATGTGGCTGATCTTTGCCAGCAGACCGTCCGACACGCGCTCTAATTTCTTGTGGCCGCCCTGGTTGTCATGGACCAGCTCGTAAGGCTTGTGCCCGCTTGTCTGGAGCGCCATGCGGTAAGCATGGTACTGCGCCTCGTAATTCTCGTTCTCACTGATATGGAAACCCAACAGCACCTCGCTGTAGGCATCCATGACCTCGTACACGCCGATGGTGCGGACATTGCCGTGTTCATCCCTGTAGTAGAGGTTCAGCTTCGTACCGTCACCGTACCACAGGCTGTCGCGACGGCAGGGAAGCTCGGTCTTGTGCTTACGGCCGTAACGCTGGTGCGCCTTCATCTCCCCATAGACCGCATCATACCACAAAGGCTCGATACGGGGGCTGTTAAGCCATTCACGCAGGCTGCGGGCACTTTTCAGGGGTTTCCAGCCACGCTCCGGGGCAACACGATTGTACTCCTCGAAAATCTGCATATCGGTATAGACAGGGACGCGGCTCCGTTTCAGCGCCACAAGGTAACGTCCGGCTTCCTCTTCGATCTTCAGCGTGTTCCTGTTGCCATATTTACCGCTGACCAGTATCGTGTAGTTCTGCGGCCTGTATTGCTTCATAAGGCTCTTCAGGCGGCCCTCGCTGCCCGGAAGGGTATGCGCGTACTCCTCACGCCATTCCTCAACCCTAAGAAGCAACATTTCCCATACATTACGGCTGCTGCCCAGCATGTTGCGTTTCGGGCGAAGCGTGTCCAGCTCACTGATCAGCGCGTTAAGCACGGAGGCGTTCCATACATACTCAGCCTGGATCCGCTCGGGAAGGGGAACTTCCTCGCCGTTCTTGTCATAGCGGTACTCCTCGAAGAACCGCTCCGCATTCTCATCTTTCTTCACTTTGCTCAAAATCATTTCACGTATCATTTTCTGTTCAGGGTCACCGTAACGATCGACCCATCGGCGTTGGTACTTTTCGGGAAGAGAGGAATAGATGTATAGCGCGTATCCACCTTCGCCGCCACCACGATGGGCACTTTGGATATTGCCACGGGCGACATTCTGGCGTAAAGTAGTACCTCGTATGACAGGATCATCACCAGAAGTCAGTTCCTCATAGGTTACACACAATGCTTTCTTGTAGTATTCCATCTCCCTGTCCGATTATCACTCCTCCAAATCATTCAAAGGGACATGCCTCTTCATCAGTCTCGCTGAAGCCCCGAAGTTCAGCACAACGGCGAGCTCCAGCAACGGGTGGTCAAAGACCACGGAAAGCAGGATCCCGAAACTCAGACAGAAGTAAAGCACGCAAAGACGCTGCTTATAGTTCAGACGCATAAACCAGCGCAGCTGATCACCGAACAATGCCATCAACTCACTTTTCATCGCTTTCCTTCTTTTGAGGGTTACCACCTACCTTGATTCCACCGCGCTCGATGGCGAGCTTACGGATAGAACGGGCTAACTTACTATTCTTGCGGAACGCAAGGGAGTGGGAAACCATTTCCCGGGAGCAACCCAGCAAACCGGCTATCTTACCCACCTCGCTGTATTCTACGACTATTCGTTCTTTCATAATTCGCTGATAAGTTAAATTATTGTGGCGGGCGGTCGCGGACTCGAACCGCGGACCATGGCCTCTCCCTTGCAGGAGCTTGGCGTGTTCTACCAACTGAACTAACCGCCCGGAAAATCTATCGGAGTTCTTGTATGGCATCCTCCGGAACACATATCACTGTCCAGACCTGGCCATCTTTCGTATAATCGACATTATATTCACGACCGAAAGTACAAATGTTATAATCCCAGTCGCGGATTACGCCATCAATAACTTCACCGTTTCTCTTGGTGATTCTTACACTTTGTCCCTTTTTAAATTTTGCTTCCATTTTCTTCTTTTTATATTTCTCATTGTCACCTCAAGCCTTTTTTGTAGCTTTGGGGCGGTGTTCACACTTTGAATACGTGGCAAATATACAGAATATTCTGCAATAAAAACAATTATGGAGAAAAAAAATACAGAAATTTCTGCAAGAGTAACGGAAATGATAGACTTTCTACAAGAAACTCCCAATTCTTTTGCAAAATCTTTGGGATACAAGAGGGCGCAGACTCTTTATGATATAATAAGCGGAAAGTCTGCTCCAAGTTATGACTTTTTCAATAAAGTAGCAAATGCAGAAATTTCTGCACATATAAATATTAAATGGCTCATAACAGGAAAAGGAAATATATGTAATAATACAGATAATAAAGAAGCAAACATAGCCACACCCCATACTGATATTATCGAAAAACTTCTTTGTACAATTCAAGAGCAAGCAGAAGAAATAGGAATGTTACGTGAACGAATTAAACAGTTTGAAAGAGAAAAAGGAAAAAGTGCATCGGATGTACCAGCTTCTGGTATTGCAAATGTAGGATAAAACATATAAAGACTTTACTTAAATAGATCATTCAATATATGGCAAACTTTCATTTTGACAAGCAAACCCTCAAGAAGACTCTTAAATCTATCTTTGAAAAAAATTTCCATACATTGTCCCCAAAAGAAAAGGAGTACTTCGATACAGAATATAATAAAACATTTTGTGATACAAATTTTGAGAGCACAGAAGTAAGGGAACAAAGCTACCCAATGGAACATCTTGAAGAACGCCAAGAGATAATTGAAGATGTAGCATCGGCATTGAGGATGGTTGTAGTTAGTTACATCAACCTATTAAAAGAACCATATCCTTATAATATAAAAAGGAATATGCCATTACTAAAAAATAACCACAAAAAAGTTATGCAATACTTGAATTCTCCATTTTATTTAGATATTACCCAATATGCTAAACATGATATGTTCATTGGGGATTTACGTCTTTGGGAAAATATAGATGAATACAAATCTTTTTTTGAAGAGTATAGTCAACATCCCCAAAATCTTAATCTCTATAACATAAAAAAAGAAGTTCCCCAGAAATATGAAATAGATGATACGCTTTTTGAATTATAACCTCAGAACCATCTAAGATGTGTTTTGTGGGGTAAAGGGTGTAAAAAGTAGTAAAATACTGATTTTTAAAGCAATAGATTTAAATATAGGGGAGTAAATAATTATCTATAAAATATTGTTTACCCCCTGCAATAGCTTACAAATAAAGGAAAACAAGACACAAAAAAGAAGTATTCATATAAAAAACACGAACAAAACAGCCTCAAAATGTAACTCCAAATGTAACTCCAATCAAAACGTTTCGTTTTTCCACAGCCTTTTTTGTAACTCCAAACGTAACTCCAAATGTAACTCCTCTCCATTTTCTGACCGTTCAAACCATTCAAATTAGTAGCAACTTCTTTCAGATGTACTACTTGAAAAAAGGTACTACCCAAGGAACACAAAAAAAGCCGCAAAAAGCGGCTTTATAGACGTTCTAAGGCTGTTTCAGCCCTTTCTGGTAGTCTTTATCAGGTGCGACTGGATAATCATCGCACGTTTCGTGTATTTTACGGTTCCATCGGTCAAACCGGCATGTAACAGGCTGCTTTTGGTGATGCCGACCTGGCTCTCGGTCAAAGTATCAAATATGGCAGAAATACTACCGAAATAGAGGTTCTGCTTCTCATAAATCAGATGCACATGGATAACTTTAGTCATAATATATAGCATTTATTTTGTTGTAAATATACCAAATATATCGTATATGGAATAATTTAGATAAAACAAAAGGGGAAATACGTCATGCACTCCCCCACTCTACTTGCATAAACCGGTCCGTTTGACTATCTTTGTACATGAGAGCTGATCAGAAAAGGCTCATGAAGAACAATCGGTGATAACACTCCCGAAATCTCCCCTATCCCACCTTCAATGTAAAGCATTTCATTTGAACGGCGTTCAAACAGGGCTCAAATGTAAGCCTAATGTAAAGCGATGTAAACGTTTCGTTTTTGCAGCTCATTCTCCCCTACTCCACCCTAACACTTTGACAACCAAAGCAATCACCCATTTTTAGGCCGACCACATATTGACACGCTTCGTTTTTCCCCCCTTAGAAAAACCTTGCATTCCCTAATCCCTACCTTTTCAAGCACCCGAAACGAAAACGA